ATCTTTTCCAACTGGTTCAAGGCCAACAACCAAAGATCATTGAAGTCTCTTTGGTCGAGTTTGGTTTCCACTTCAACGCACCGCCCAGCGGTATTGACCTTGAGCGTGAAATAGTAGGACTCTAAACCGTTGGATTTCTTGACTGACTTTCGGATGCGTGTGGTGATTCCTCGTGTGGCAATGAGGTATCCCTGAGAGATCGAATACTGCTCAGAAGAAAGCTCATTGACGGCCATCTCGCACTCGGATCGAATGATAAACTTACGTTCGTTTTCCGTGGGAATGGGATTCTCCTTTTTTGTTTTTGATTTGTTTAATTACTACAGACAAAAGAAGCATGTCTTCGTATGAAAAGAAATGATTTTTGACGGTATTACACTGGTGACAACAGGGAACAACATTTGTCAACAAATAGCCAACTTCATTATTTTTTCTGTCTAATCCACATCCTGTTGGATTTAGTTCTCCATCACAGTAGTGACAGTTTTGAGCAATTAAATTCTTGTAATTTTCTAATGGAATCTCCCAAACTTCTCCTGATCTTGCTGCCCGTCTTTCTGAGTGTTTCCATCTAGTGTAAGCGTCTTGTGATTTTGTTCTCACTCTTTTTAATTCGCATTTTTTGCAATACCGCCGCCGAATATCTTTCGCTGGCGAATGCAAATTAAACTCACCTATTGGTTGTAGTTCTTTGCAATCTTTGCAAATCCTATTGCCAGACTCGCTGGCAGATTTTATGTAACATTTTCTACTACAGTGTAGAACAATTTCTGATCTGGCTTTTGATGTAGCAAATTCCTTGTTGCAAAAATTGCATGTTAATTTAACCTGATTTATTCGCTTATAAGCATTGTAACATTTCATGTTACAAAACTTCTTTGAAGTCGAGATTGAATCGCCACAGTAATTGCATGTATTATTCATGCAATACATAGAGTGCTGACTCAGAATTTCAAACCAATGTTTTTAATTTTCAGCAACCACGCACGATTTGTTTGAAATGATCCAGGTCTTCACGACTGGCTTGGACCTGTCCTTCGAGGAAGATTTCAAGCCATGTTCCATCAACGCCGCCCAATTCGTCGGCATCCTTCATTCGCTGCACATAGTTTTTGACGACTTCCTCTTCCATCATAACAGCATATTCCATGATGTCTTTAGGGTCGGTGTATTTTCCGAAATCATTTGACTCAAAAGTGGCAACGCCACCCAAACCAATGATAACGTCTGAAAATTGTGAAACATGCAGCATTTCTGAAGCTGCTTCTTTGAGAAACAACTCCTTGTATTCAGCACAATGCAGGCCGGTCACGGCGCTCGCATGATACAAGTAAAAACGTAAATGCTTCCATTCATTTTTGAGATCGTCATTCAACATCTGAATCATTTTGTCTTTGTTCATCATTTAATCCTTGTGAAAAGGTACATCTTTGTGTCCGTGATCGTGCGTGTATTCCATCTCCCGGAATCCACCATAATTGAACGATGGCTTAGTATTTGAATTGACAACTTTCCATGTCAATTCAAATCCATACTTGGCCACATTCTCAATGCCAGAGAAATTGATTTTATCTGCTGTATCTCTCGGCGTGTGATAATTGTCGTGCATTCCAGTATGCAGGAATGCAATTGGAACCTTCTTATTATAGAAGCAGGCGTGATCGCTGCCACCACTGCTTCGACCTGTAATGCTCTTGGCAAATGAGTATTTTCCACTCAATTCACCAATGATGCTCGAAACATCAGGAGAGCTTTCCCCTTCGTTGAAGGCGACGGTAGTGCGAGCTTTCCCCAAATATCCAACCATATCCATATTGAGCATGAATATATGCTTGCGGATATTTGGACTCCCCTTTGGGAAAATAGGGTTGTCGCAATAATATCGTGAACCAATTAACCCCATCTCTTCGGCACTGAAAGACATGAAGACCACGGTTCTTTTGTTCTGACCACGCAAGGATGCAAAGGTTTTGGCGATTTGAAGCAAAGCCACCGTCCCTGAAGCGTTGTCGTCAGCACCAGGATGAATCTTCCCGCCGCCCGCACGACTCATGGACGGACCCCAGCCAATATGGTCCATGTGTGCGCCAACAACTACGATCTCATCTTTTAATTCGGTGCCTTCAATCCAGGCGATGATATTCTGTGTGAAATCATCGCCTGTTTCGTTTTTCGGTCCAGCATTCATTCTTTGGATATTGAACTTTTGATATGCCGTATCGAGGCCGAAACTTTCATATATCTTTTTCAGATAATCGGCAGCGACAACATTTCCTTTTTTGCCAGACATCCGACCTTCAAGTTCGGCAGAACACAAATACTCTAAATGCTTTTGCAATTCGCTTTCAGATATATCTGCGATGGCTTCATCGTAAGTCTTTTTGCGTGGCGGGTCCACATCAGGTGGCGGCAACGGCTTGACCGGAGGAACGAATTCTTTTTGAACAATGGGCGGCGGGACATCACGCTTGCTGATATAGACAGCAAGCAAAATGATTCCCAGCGACAGGACAACGAGATGGAGCTTACGCATGGCAAACCCTGTTTTATTAGTGTGTTGGCTATATATTCTGTCCAAACAACCTACAAGGAAGCGAGGACGCCAACTTAATTAGAAAAGGAATATAATGGATCAAGCCGTATTTTTCAAGAGCAAACGTGACTCTGTTTGGCGAGGCAAATACAAAACCCTCGAAGAATTCTACAAGAGTGGTGGGAAGATACTTAAACGAGGGGAGGGCAAAAAGAGCCGTCTTCAATATGATCCCGACTACTACACTCTCGACAAGTACGAACTTGAAATTGATCCTGATGAACCGCTGGAAAACTTCGAGACTTACGATCCATCCCGTCGTCAAAAAGAAATCATCAAGTGTTATAACAGCTTCGCTTATTTCTGCCACAAATATGTGAAGATTCTTCACCCTATGGACGGTTTGATTCCGTTCGTATTATACAACTATCAGCGGAAGGTTATCCAGGAATACGAAAACCACCGATTTAACATCATCAGCAAGTTTCGTCAAGGGGGACTGACGACAGTGACTTTGCTGTGGGGCATGTGGCGCTGCATGTTCCAACTCGACCAACAGATCATGATTTTGGGACGAACCGACCGTGATGCCACGGATATTGGCATGATGGTGGATCGTTCTATTGAGAACTTCCCAGAATGGTTGAAGCCAAAGAAAGACGGTAAGTGGAATGACCACATGAAGATGTTCACGGACACCGGGTCAGCCTTAAAGTTCCACTCTCCTGAAGCTGCTCGTGGTAAGTCCGTTACATTCTTGATCGTGGACGAAGCTGCGTTCATTGATGACATGGACAAGCACTGGAAAGCCATGTGGCCTATTCTTTCGACGGGTGGTGGTTGCACCCTCGTATCGACGGTCAATGGTCTTGGTAACTGGTATGAACAAACCTACCACGAAGCACAAGAAAAGCAAAACCGCTTCAACATCATCGACTTGGATTATTGGGAACATCCCGACTACAACGACGATGAGTGGGTTAAAGAACAAAAGGCACAACTCGGCGAGAAGGGCTTCTTGCAGGAAGTGTTGCGTGAGTTCCTTGGCTCCGGTGATACTTACTTCTCCGCTAAGGTCATCACGCAACTCACAGAGCAAACCAGAAACAATTACCCTAGCCGCAAGTTGTTCCCGAAATGGGTCAACAAGTCAGGCCGTATTGCTGTATTGGAAAGCGAAGACCACAACAAGGGTGCTATGTGGGTCTGGAAAGAGCCAATTGATGGCCACGAATACATCATTGGCGCTGACGCTGCCGAAGGCCAGGGCAACAACAATGACAATTGCTGTTTTCAGGTAATTGACACAGCAACTTTGGAACAAGTGGCCGAGTTTTACTCCAATATCATTGTGCCTCACGAATTCGCTCAGGTGCTTAATGAAGTGGGCATTTATTACAACAATGCTCTGATTGTTGTCGAAAACATGGGTCCAGGTGGGGCTGTTCTAAGCAACCTTCAATTCACCTTGTTTTACGAGAGCCTTTATTACGAAAGCCTTAAATCGGCCAACGTAAAACCGGGCATCAAAATTGGTCAAGTAAACCGATCTCTATATTTGGAATCTCTCCAAAATCGGCTATTGAACCAAACTGTTCGTATTAACAGTATGCGATTCGTTATGGAACTCCAGACTTTTGAGTACAACCCTGTCACTCGCAAGGCTGAAGCTCAGAAAGGCAAGCACGACGACGCTATTATGTCTATGTGTATGGCCCTTTATGTTCGTGATTCCATGTTGCGAGACATACCTATGGGTGCAGAGATTCCGAAAGAAGTAACGGCCACGCTAAAAGCTCAGGTATACGAAGAAATCAAACGTGAATTGATGGAAGGAAGACCAGAAGATTTCCTCATGGACGATGAAATAGACCTTTTATCGCCCGACAAAGATACTGTTATGCCCGGTGTTATTTTCAATATCGAGCGTCGGAACGATAGACTTTTGCGTGAATTCGGATGGTAATGACTACATACACTGGAGGTTATTATGGACATTACCAAAGATCAACTAGAGCAAGAATATCAGTCAGGTTTGTCGATGAGTCAATTAGCTGAAAAATATGGAACTAGCGTTGGAACAATTTTTCGCCACATGAAAAAATTTGGTTTACAATCTCGCCCGCCAAGTCAGGCTATGAAGGGTAAATCTTGCTCACCGGAAGTAGCTGCCAAGATTTCTGCGGCAAATAAAGGAAAGAAAAAAAGCGAGGAGCATCGGCGAAAACTAAGTGAAAGTAAAAAGGGAATTAGACATCCGAATTACGGTAAAAAACGGGTGCATGGCAAAAGGATATGGCATCAACAACCTGATGGCAATTGGGTCGCTATGAGAAGTAGTTGGGAGACTGCATATGCTTCTTGGCTCGACAAACAGGGAGTTGCCTGGGAGTATGAATCCAAAACTTATATTCTCTCTGATGGCTCTGCTTATACGCCTGATTTTTGGCTGATCGAGATAAAAAAGCATGTTGAGGTTAAAGGGTGGATGCGAGCTAAGTGGCAAAAAAAATACGAGCGATTTTGTGTAGATCATCCCGAAGCTGACATTATTTTCGCTGACCGTGTTTATCTCGAATCTCTTGGAATTGACCTCAAGCAATTATTTGTTAGCACCAGACCGAAGTTTGCATGTGAACAATGCGGCATTGAATTTCACAGAATATATAAAACACAGCGTATGTGTTCGACAGAATGTCGAAATAGATACATCGCCTGTAATCGAAAGAGGCGAAAGTAAATGTCGTTCATGAAATACCTCGAAAATAAAGCTCGACCAAGCAGCATCCTTGTCGTCATGGACGAATACAAGGAAAAGCTGCAAGCTGATATGGCGAGCCTTATGCTCAAACCAGACAAACAGCTTATTGAAGCCCGCAAAAACATCGTCAATATCAAAGAGGTCGCCAGAACACTATCAGAACTGGCGTACCCGTTATCTGATGAGTTCAAGATGGCAATACGCACAGGCGATCCAAAAAGAGTAAATCATGCCCATATGACATTCCGTCGTTGGGTGGATTATCACAACGCAGATCGTGCCTTGTCTGACAAAATCGAAACAGCAATGTTTCAATATCAGACCAAGTTGTATGGAAAAGAATTTGGTCCAGAAGAAGCCGATGCAGTCGCCAAATCTTCTTTGTCCGAATCAACGGCTATCTTTGACCAGATGTCACACAATATAAATTTGGCAATATCCAAAATCCCTACATGGCATAATCATAAAATTGTCATAGAGGCCATCTGCCCAGAAGTGGGATGGGTGTCATCGGAAGCCAAAATCACCGTAGGCGAAGCGTTCCATGCAGTTTTCTTGTACGAACACACGTCAACGGGATTTAAGGCGAAATTGCTTACAGAAGAGGAAATGCCCGCAAGTCTTAAAGTTGATATGCAAGATTTGCTGGCAAAGCTAAGAACCAACCCTAAATACAACAAGATATTGACTTTGTATATGACAAGGCCAATATCCGAACGTCGATATTTTGAAATTGCAAAAAGAGATTTGTCACTTGGAATTGAAGCGGTTTTGCCGAGCCACATCACCTTAGCGACAAGTCCTTTGCCTGGAGACTCCGATGTATGGAAAGTCCGGGTTGAAGAAAAATACCTTAAAGAATATCTCCATGAGGGAGATGTAAAAGAATATCAAGTCATCGGGGAAGAAGCCCCAATGCGCTGGATCGAGAGGATGAGTAAATGAAAAACAACACAAACGAGACAAGGGCTGCTTTGCAGAAAGCGTTAGCGCAAGTACCGCAAGACCATGCTTTGTCAGAAGTACGTTATCACATACGGGCCGCTCTAGGAAAGCTGGAGACTGTTGAGAAGAAACGGGATCGTCGTGAGGTTAACTCGGAACGTCGTGAATTGGCACAGGGCCAAGGCAATGCGTATTCGTATGACCCATTCCGAGCAATTCAGGCTATTGACGAGGAAATCGCCAAAGAGAAAGCCAAGATTGAAAACATTCAACAACGCCGCCGTACACAAGATGACGAGAAAGATGACGGCAATGAGCTTCAAACAGTTCTTGGTTAACGAGGGGCGTAGAAATAAATACGACTACTCTTCATTATTGGTCGAGCCGCCAGAAGAAGTTACAGACAATGTAATTTCTTGGGGGTGGGATCATGTACCTAATGAATCGGTGTTTCTTGATACTAAAGACCCCAGCTTTGGTCGAGAAGATGACCCTCATATTACTTTGATCTATGGCATTCACACAGACATCTTAAAAGAAGTGTCTGATTTGTTTATCAAAGAAAAAGAGTTTGAGTGCAAGTTAGGCAAGATTGATATGTTTACGAAAAGCGATAAATTCGATGTGCTAATCGTAAACGTGGAATGCGAAGAGTTACACAGGCTAAACTGTAAGATGCGAAGAAGTTTAGAAGCTACTGAGAGCTATCCTGTTTATGTGCCTCACGTTACAATTTGCTACATGAGAAAAGGTCAAGGCAAACAATACATTGGTAATGACGCTTTTGTAGATGAAAAGTTTACGATCAACAAGATTTTATTTTCTTCAAAGACTGGCGAAAAAACCCCAATAAAGTTAGGTGCAAAATGAAAAAAGATTGGCATGGCTTAGTTAAGATTCTCGAAATCCAACACATCCGAGATGGCAAGGTGATTTGGGAAGAGAAAAATCTACTCAACACTTTGCATATTGGTGGAGAGATGTTTATGTTGACCTGCGCATTTGACAGCAGCCCAGGAACATACCCGCCAGCAAACTATTACTTTGGACTCGACAATCGAGGGGCGATCACCGTTGATGATCTCATGACGGATATCATTGATGAACCATCTGGCAATGGATATTTGCGGCAGGCTGTAAGTTCGTCAAATCAATTTACAATTGACATTGTAAGTGGCGTTTACCGAGCCACCAGCCAGATCGTCACCTTTAGTGCAACAGGATCTGGCTGGGGTCCAGTATCCAATTTGTTCATGGCAACTAGCGTAGATGGGTCCGGCATCCTATTGGCCAGCAACCCACTGTCAAATAGCATCACACTCACAAACGGCGATGCCATCAACATGCGTATGGCTCTCGCTCTCAGAGATGTGCCAACTTAACTACTCATGGTGTCTTGAAGCAACTCGTCAGGTTTAATTTCAACAAAATGCACCACATTGAATTTGTGAATGCCTTGTTGAACTTTATTGTATTGCCTGAACTCCAGCCATTCAGAACCACCGTCTTTCACGTCCAATAGTCTTTCGGATGTGCCTAGCTGAACGGCTACAACATCTTGCACTTCTTCAGGCACATTGTCGCCACCAAGCTCCAATTTCTGCGGTAGATTGATGTTGTAGCCTTCTTCCATAGGCATAATTGCCTTGTTGATCGCTTCGTTCGTCAATTTGTACTTACAGAACATCTCTTTAGCAGGCTCGGAAGTGGTTCCACGATGGAACCATACAGGTATACTCACGCCCGTAACTTCAAGAGATTCGCCAGAATGCAGCTTATAGCGCTGCTCTCGGTTCAAATAGATGTAATGCGAAATAGTCAATGTTGCCATTCTTTGTTCCTCACAAATATATAGATGGTAGTAGTCTTCATGCTAAGGAGTAGCAATGTTCAAATTATCTTGTATTTTTGTCTTGTTGGTTAGTTTCCTGGCCCCATTTGTCAGCGGTGAAACACCCTCTGTGTATTCATACGATGCACTAGACAATATGCCGATTATGGAGCGTCGGCCTACTGGTTTTGCAGGCATGGCTCCAGTCGAGCAACGTGGTCCAGAGTTCCGTAAGTTTCTCGCTGCATCTGTCAAAATCAGCGTGGGCGGCGGGTCTGGTTCTGGAACCATTGTTTATTACGATGCAGCTAAAAATCTCGCTTACGTTGCATCTTGCGGGCATATGTGGAGTCAAGGAACTATGTCCGCAGAAGAAGGCAAGCGTCGAAATATGACTTGCAAAATCATCACTTGGTATCATAACGAAAAGAAGCTGGATGCTCCCAAGAGTTACAATGCCAATGTAACATTCTATAGCTATATCAGCGGTCAGGACACATCACTTGTGACTTTTACTCCAGATTGGCAACCTGAGTATTTCCCCATTGCTCCTGTGAACTACGAGTACAAGGCTGGTCGCCATGCTCACTCATTGGGATGTGATGGTGGCAATGAAGTTGCTCATTATGACATCGAAATGTTTGGACTTGGCGGCGGGGATTTGGTTACGAATCAAAATAGCCCACGCCCAGGACGTTCTGGTGGTGGGCTGATGGATGATGACGGATACTATATTGCGACTTGCTGGGGAACCCAATATCGTGATGGTAGTGGCAAAGGATTCTTTACTCCTTTATCTGCCATTCACGGATATTGGAACAAGCAAAGTGGATATGAGTTCTTGTTGAGCCAGAAGCCGGGCGGCACAGCAGCACGCCAGATTCCTGTCAAAGACCGCAGTGGTACACAAGGCACATACACGCCAGAATATATTTTGCTTCCGGGTGGACGTTAATGTTGAAAGTTGAAAAAAAACATTACTATATCCGATTTGGACTTGGAGATCGGTGGGCTTCTATTTCTTATCTTCTCAGAAAATCACAAGAAAAAGGGCGTCCAGTTTTCATTGATGGCGACGCCGACTCAGGACATCTTTACGAATTGGCTAGTTATTTTGATACAACTGGCCAACTCATTTATGAGAAGGGTCGGTCAATATTGCCAATGAATTACCATGAGGCTTTTTCAACAAAATATCTTCCAACAAAAAAGACCTGGAGAGATACAAATAGCAAAGTTGTGGCATACCAATTTGATGGCTTTTCGTCATTCTGGGATAAAAATCCATCTGATAAAGAAATAACCGAATTCCTGAACTATCTCACTTCCCGTGGGTTTACGTCGGTAGATTTAGGACACATGAAGCCATTACCTTACATCATCGAAACATTGACCACATGCAAATTCTTCGTTGGATGTGCAAGCGGCATAGGTCACATCAGCATGAGTGTCAATACGCCTATGTACATTATTCTGCACAATCTGCCAGAAGGTGGCCCGCCACCTTATGGCGCAGAATATCAAAGAACAGTTTACAGCAGCAAACCAGATGTTCAATTCTTCAAATACTTAAAGGACTTGATGAACCATTTAGGTTAAGCTGTAAAACGGGCAGATTTTACGATAATCACATCGTCGGCACTGGTCATTCACACGACCGTAAACATCATCTGCTTTAGTATTTACAATTTCTTTGTAAGCGTCATGCAATTCCTGCTCCGCAGAAATCAGCGATTCCTCGCTGAACTTGGTGGCGATCAAATCCCCGCCTTCCAGGTAATATAACGCAGCCCGAATATTCTCGGCTTTTGCCCCGAATTCTTTTTGAACGACCCGTGCGTAACAGCGAAGCTGAATATCGTTGCGGATCGTATTTGCGTTCTTCCGGTAGAATCCCTTCTTCGTCGTCTTGTAATCCAAAATGAAATATTTGTCGCCCCGGATAATCAAGCGGTCGATAAACCCCGTGATGAAATGCTGGTCTGGCGGCTGGAGATCGTAGTGGAACTGCCACTCCAGATGTCCGTCAAATCCAATGCGGTCACTTAACTGCTTGAGATTCCGAACGTGTTCTGGTAACTTCTTTTTGTAGCTCGCTTCCAGAACTGGCGGGCCTTGCCCCTTCTCGACTTCGATAATCCCGTGCAGGCAGTCGTGGGCAATATCTTCAATTGCACGTTGGCCTTGTTCTTGGACGTATACTTCGGCTATCTTATGAACCAGTTTCCCGTACACGAAATACGGTTGCACCGGACCTTCGACCGGAACCTTCAGGTGGTAACGGAATTTGTATTTAGCTTGGCATTCATTCCAGGTTTGTTTTCTTGAAACGCTGATGTGTTCACAAATTAAATGGTCTTGGCTCATAATGACTCCACCAAAGGGTAAGTATTAAGTACATTGTAAAGTATATGGTCAGTCGAACTAGAGGGAAATATGGCTGTTGACTTCAATAAATTCGTGAAATGGGCAAAGGCCCGCTTTGGCGAGGATAATATTCTCGTCAAAGGTAAAGAAGTACGCATCAACAGCATATTCGACAAAGGCGACGATGATTTCCACCTTTGGTGTTCGCCCACAGGCGGAAAGAAGAAGCGAAAAGGAGGCGTTTACCACTGCTTTAAGACCGACCAGAAAGGCAGTTTGATAAAGCTGGTTCAGATTGTTGACAGTTGCGACAGAGAAGACGCACTGACAACGCTGGATGGCCGAACCAGCATTCGAGACTTGGAGAAGCAACTTGAGGATATGTTCGCCGATCCGGTCGAACAGGAACCAATAGTTCCCAAGCCAGACTTGCAATTGCCATTGGGATGCGAACTGATCTCTGCCCTTGGCACCAATAACTGGTGGCGAAAGAAGGCAGAAGAATACCTTACAAACCGGCATCTCCCAATTGATGGGCTGTATATCTGCACAGAAGACAGATACAAAGCCAGAATAATCATTCCCTATTACGACCGTAGCAAAAAGCTCGTGTATTGGAATGGTCGGCATATTGGAAAGTCTAAATGCAAGTATCTCGGTCCACCTAAAGAGGTTGGCGTGGGCAAAGAAGACGTTGTATTCATGGCAGGCTCTTGGCCGAGTGCCGGTGCCACTGTCTATCTTTGTGAAGGCGAATTCAATGCAATCAGCTTGTCTCTCTGCGATCTGAATGCCGCCGCTTGTGGTGGAAAAAACATGAGTGAAAAGCAAGCTCTAATGCTCACAGATTACAAAATTGTATTGTGTCTGGACCGGGACAAGGCCGGTAAGCAAGGCACCACGAAGATGACTTCTATGATTTCTTCGGTGGAAACTGTCAAGGGAAATGAAAAACTAAAATTCGTGATCCCACCGCCAGGATATAATGATTGGAACGAAATGTTGGTCAAATTAGGGGCAGCAGTTCTCCATCACTATATCCAAAAAAACCAGCGGCCACTAGACTATTCTTGGCCTCATGGAACTCATGCAAGTTATGTCAAGGATTTACTCGGTTAAGTTATGAAAGCACTTACAGTCAAAAAACTCCAGGAAGCATTCGTGGGTAAGGTATGCACCATACTCACTTCTACCGTTGCCAAGACGGACTTCCAGGACCAGCAATTCTCCGACTTCTTTACGGCAATTATTGAGTCTTTGGATGAAGATGGCATCTTCGCCAAGCACCACATGACAGGATGCCGCAATTACTATACTTGGACACACATCATAGGCGTTCTTGAAGAACAAGTGATTCAACAAGATGACCCTAAGTATGAAGAAATCATGCAAGAGATTAAAAAGGCACCTGTTGAGCGTCAACAGAATATTGTGCCTGTTGATCCTAATGCTTCCCTTTTTGTAGACCCTGAAATGATGGCATCCCTGGCACGACAAGCTAAGGAAGCCCAAGGAAAAATGTTGAGGAAACAATAATGCGTAACAATATGGATTTGATCCGTGTAACTGAAGCTGCTGCAATCGCTGCCGCAGCCTGGGTGGGCAGTGGTAAGAAACTCGAAGCTGATTTGGCCGCTACTAACGCCATGCGTGACAGACTTGATCGCATGGATGTTGCAGGGACAGTCCAGATTGGAGAAGGCAAAAAGGACCAAAGCTATGGTCTGTTCAAAGGCGATCTAGTCGGACGTGGCTGGCACCACAATGAAGACGGCGAAATCATTATGTGGGATCAAAACACCAAGGAAGTAGACATTGCGCTCGACCCTATTGACGGAACAACGCCCACAGTAACGTCAGGACCAGAAGCCATGAGTGTCATTGCTATGGCCGATAAAGGAGCCATGTATGACACAGATGAGCATTACATGCTTAAACTGGCTGTCAGTGGCGATGTAGCCCGTAGAACCAATCTTTGTCTTAGCACGCCATTGCCTGTATTGTGCAAACAAGTTGCTGAAGTCTTGAATAAGCCTGTGGACAAATTGATGGTTTGCATTCTTAATCGTCCACGTCATGAAGAATACATTGCCCAAATGAGAGAACTAGGAGTCAGAATTAAACTGATCCAGGACTGCGACATCTCTGGTGCAATCGCTGCTGCCGATGGTGGAAATATTGATATGCAGTTTGGTGTAGGTGGCGCACCTGAAGCTGTTGTTACAGCGGCTGCGGTCAAGTGTTTGAGAGGATTCTTCTTGGCCCAAGTTTGGGACAAAGATGTGGGTCTAAAGGGAGACACCTTCTCCCATGATGACTTGGTGAGAAGTCACTGTTGTTTTGCTGCCACCGGCATTACCGATGGCAGTCTATTGAAGGGAGTTTCTGTTAACTCTCGTGGTCCCACAACTCACAGTGTCATTATGCGATCTGAAAGTGGCACAGTCCGCTGGGTTCAAGCCAGACACGGCAATTGATTACTTTTTGGACTTCAGATTGAAGCTGCCAATGTAACGACTGCCATCAAAGGTTCCCTTGAATATACCAGGGGATTATTTACTCATTTCGCCCTTCCATTCATAATCGGCACCGTCAATTTTGGCGGTGCCTGTTAGTTTATCGGGAGGACCGATAAACTTCACTTCGTAGTCGAATTTAACGCCCATCCAGATTCCATAGAAGCGACCTTTCCATTTGTCGCCTCCCAGGTCTGTAACTTCGGCAGTCATAATGCCGTCGAGTTTTCTATTGGTCGTAATCCACTCACCTTCATAAACGAACTGAGCGGCTACAGTCGGATGGATTGTGGATGTCGTCGTTGCCAATACTGTCATTAGCAAAAAAGCTGCAAATGCACTTTTCATCTATCGCCTTTTTTGAAGTTGTTCTTTGAAATACTGCGTTCTCTCTGTGAACGAAAGCATTTCAATCTTCTTTTGTTCTACTAAAGGCTGTGGCACGCCTTTGCGTTCATGAAGACGCTGCTTATAGAAGTTCTTCAAATCTGTTACAGTCCACTCGAATTCAACATTGGCATGTTTTTTATAGGATGTGTGAACATTCTCGGCTTCGACCAAATCGTTTTCGAGTGCAGCAAGGTCTGCTCGATCCTTTATTTTATCTAATTTTTCTAGTAATGCTTCTTTTGTCTTTCCATTCGACAACACTTCAATACGGTCCCTCAGTCTTGTCTTTTCACCCGACAATGTTTTAATACGGCCCTTCAGTCCCTTTTGTCTGACAGGCTTTTCTTCTGGCGTCGGATTAGGAATGGCCTCAGCACCATCCATGCCCGCAACTCTGGTCTTTGGATCAGGCGGTGCATCTGTAGGCGTGTCGTCGCCCTTGTGCATAGGCTCGCTCAATCCAGAACCATCTCCAGTGAACTTCTTCACTTCAGGCACTTCATCGCCAATACTTCCCACACGGCCCCTCAAAGAAGGCTTGGCGAGAAGCAAAGCACCGTTACGGTCCCTCAAAGAAGGCTTGGCTGGCTCAGGGGTTGGCATTGTAGGGGCTGGATCGACCATAGGTGCAGTCTTTGGTGCTTCAGTCTCACCGCCTGCCATAGCTGCGTCACGAGCCGCATCAACGTCCGAAGGGGCCGTTGAACGAGGCATCCTTCTACGAGCTTGTTCCGTGGCAGCTTTCGCTTTTTCTACTCTAGCAAGAAGTTCTGACACGCTTTTTATTGGAGACTCATGGTGTTCCCAGCGATCTGATTTGTGCATCTCTCTATGCCAATGCGATCCGCTTTTTGCCCCTGCGCAATTTTTGCTAATTGGCAACTTTTTATTTTCTTGAGCGTCTAGGATTTCTCTTCGTGGATCACCAATTCGCAAAATCCAAGGCATATTTTTTATTCCGTGATCTTTATCTAAGCAGCCATCAATTTTTGACGAACCCTGATGTGCTTGTCCACCACCATATCTGTTCCATCTCTTCATTTCATCAGGAGTAAGTTCACTCCACTTCTTTCCAGTGGTAGGTGGAGTAAAAAACATTCCATGCTCGGAATCGGCTGGGGAAGCTGCATCTGGGGAAGCTGCATCTGGAGAAGCTGCATCTGGAGACGCCGAAGGTCCAGAAACAGGAGCTTTTTCAAAGCGTTCCCAATCATCAGCGGCTTTTTGTCTGATTGAATTTTTTTTGCTTTTGAGTCTGTCGATTAAATCCTGGGCTGTTTTTATATCCATTTTTTTGGATTTTGCCCAACCTTCTACAACCTTGACTAAATCCAAAAATCCACCTGGGACTTTAGAATCCTGTTCTTCCTCTTGAGGAGCCGCTGATGCAGGTTCTTCTGGTGTTCCCATTGAAGCAGCAGGCACTTCAGGTGTTCCCATTGAAGCAGCAGCAGACATAGGAGAACTGTCCTCTGCACCACCCACAATAGACATGAGCTTTTGCTTGAGTTCTTGCGCCTTTGTGTCGATCATGCGCACCAAACGTAGATTCTCGGCACCAGCAGGAACATCTTCGTTGAGTTGTTCTTCTAGTGATTCGCAGATGTCTCGAAGAGACTTATAATCGGCTAAAGAGAGACTGTTGGGATTGAAAGATTCCTGAGTAGCACCCAGGTCGTCGCCGAGCTTGTTTTGCCAGAAATATGGGTTGGTTTGGTTGTAACGACCGTGCCACATATTGGACATAGTGTTCTTAAAACGGTCCCATACACCCCGACGTTGCGCAAGTGGCGTCATCGGGTTCATAAGGGTCCGCTTTAAGTCAGAAACCCAAGCATCAACGATTTGATTGACTTGTTTTTGGATATTTGCAGCCCTCTCGTGTTTTAACACGTATTCAGGCTGAACTCCAGTTTCAACGTCAGGTGTGGCTTCTGTAAGCCTATTGCGATATTCTTTGAATCCCAGCATGATTTCTCCTTGCTTTATATATCTCTGCTGAGATTAGTTATGATCGCTAACGTATTCACCAATCTTTTTTAGGGACATTAGGCAAGAATCGAATCGGTGATAGTCGCTGGAAATGTAATCCAGGGCGATTTCATCGAATTTGTCCGAAATCTCATCTTCTACTTCAAAGTAGATTGCTTTGCCTTTCTTCCCGACAACCTTGTACTTGTGCATGAGAATGTAAGCGGCAGCGCCCAAATCCGTTACGAATCGGTGATTCCTCGTCTCGAAGTTGTATTCGCCGATCTTCTTCAGCGACATGATGCAGGCATCAAATCGGTGAAACTCACTTGATAAGTAATCAAGGGTTAATTGGTCAAATTTCTCAGACGTATGGTCTTCAGTGAGCAAGAAGTAAATATCCTTGCCTCGACGACCAATAACCTTGATGTCGTGCATCAACAAGTATGCTGCGGCTCCAAGGTCGCTAACACTCTTCTGATTCTTTTTCATTTCTAGCCTTTCTCTTTCTGTAAATCCCGCACCCAAATTGGATGCGGGATAGGGTTGCATCTTCTTAGAACACTTTCTTCAACTGGCTTGCGACCAGCTTTCCTACGGTCCTCTCTGCAATCTTAGCAGAAACCAGACCTTTCAAGCCACTGTATGCAGCCTGAACTTCACTGTATGTGATTTTGGTCTGCGCACCATTGACGCAAAGGACATCGTTTTCCCACTGCAAACATAGATGAGAAACATTCAAGCGAATTGCTTTGATAATTCCATCTGGGTCTGCAATCTTGTTGGCCCCGAAAACCTTGTCAATAGCCGCCATACACTTAGTAGCGTTATTCATCAAATCGTTTCCGGTGTCCTTTACAACGCCTTCACTGATGTCGCTCTTGTGTTCAAAAATCTGTCGCTTCTTCTTGCGGCAGGTCCACAGGTTATTGTGGCTGAAACCAGTGCTGCGAGCTTCTTGATAAGCTGTCCCATCGTATTCTGATTCGGCAAGTCCTGAAATAGTTAAGTTCTCCTTCAAGCCATCTTCCAAAACCTCAAGCGGCTTCACGTTCTTTTCAAAAGCCATCTTGCGAATATCATACGGAATATCACACAGGTCAATAATGCCATCCTCTGCGGCGGCTTCGTGCATCAGATTGATATTGGCTGGGATGAAATACTTTTCATCGACCCAAACAGTTTCTTCTTTGTCATTGATGGTCTTAAAGCCATAGTTGGCCTTGTACCCTGAGTATTCATGTCTCTTTTCAATGACGGGATACTTGTTCCCAATTGTGAATTTCAGGTGTTTGACCTTAGACTCGTTCATGTGAAGAGGTTCTGGAGCGTACTCCAGCATCGTGTACTCTTTAGGCTTCTCGAAGATGGTGTTTGTCTTCTCTTCGTGTTCTCTTCGCTCGCTACCCGACATTTCTCCGAGTGGCTTGTAAAAGCGATCTGTGTTCTCTGTTGTAACTTCGTTCATTGGTTCTCATCCTTTTTCTAATTTACTTTGCTGCTTCCGCTGCCAGCAGACAGCCACGAGCAACACTGTATAACGGATCACTTGGCTTAATGATCTCGCCGATTTGAATAGGCAAATCAGCCTGCTGAATCGTTTCCTTAAAGATGGTAGCAAAACCATAAGGAGAAGAGGTTCCACCAGCAATTACCACGTCAACCGGAGCGTCGGCACGAACCGATTTGGTAATGTCTGCAAAACCCTTCTTGATACCCTGTACGGTATGTTCTATCATCAGCCTGTATTGAGTATGAATGGCTCGTTCCACCAACGAGGCAGGAGCCTTAGTCAAGTCAATCTTCGTCTTTTCTCTATTGATGAAAGAAATCGACTCGCCCGTGGCCTTAGCAGCCTGACGGTCGATCCAATCTCCTGAGTTGACAATCGAAAAAGCGAAAACAGGATTGCCATACATCGCATAGCATAGGTTAACCATGCCAGCACCAAAGCTCACGCCAATACCAGTGAAAGCCTTCTTGCCAAGTTCTGCATAGACCAGGGCTAGGGCTTCATTGATTGGGTGTGCATCCACCTTGCGACCCGTCTCATCCTTGTATGCCTTGAAGATGGCTTCAAGGATTCTCTGGTGATAATCGGCGTCTGTATCTTCATTGATGGCGTTGGCTGGTACGCAGTAGTACAACACTTCGCCGTCTTTTGTAAGGCCGTCAATCAATGAGTGCATCATGATCGACATAATCTGGAATGCGTCTTTTTCTTTTGGATTAACGCATCCGTGAATCATGGGCCGCTTCAGTTCAAGCTGGCTCATTGTGTAAGTCATATTGCAAGCCGCCTCGCCCAATGCGTAGGCCACCTTGTCTCGTTCAATCAACGGGACGCCTGCCGTCTTCATCATGTTGAATACGAAACGATTGTCTAACGGGAGTTCCAAGAAAGCATTGACTTCTCTCTTGTATACAAAATCTCCCTTGCTGTCCCTGTGGCAGCAGACCAAATTAAATGTTCCACAATCAAAACCGATTGGCATAATTTACTCCCGTTTTCCAAAATCAATTTTAGGTGAAGACCCAAAGTCAGGAATCATAAACTCACTATCTTTAGGCGATTCCTTTTTCTTTTCTATTTTCTGTTCCACCGACTGTGCAGAAACCTTAACACCATCGGTGTTTAAGTTTATGGTTAGCTCCAAGGCAATTGATACCTGGATTTCACCATCTTTGGTCAATATTTTGACCGATCCTGGCTTAATTAGTTGCGGCATATCCTATTTACCTTCCCTGCTATTTTTTTTCCAAATTAAGCTAGTGATATGCGATTTTTTCCATATGGCCATCGTTCAAACATTGTTCTGATCCCCGTCTGTAATTCCTCTCGACTTAGCTCGGTCAAGCAGGGTTTTTGAGCTTTATTACACTTTGGACAATCACCGAATTTGAAGCACGGCCCGCAATCCCAATTGCCATTGTCACGGTGTTTTTGAACTAATACGAAGTTAAAATGCTTCCCGTAAGCCTTTCCATCTGCAAAGGTGAAGATGCCCACGAGCGGCTTTTTAAGTCCTCCAGCCATATGGAAGGTTGCAGTATCAACAGATACGACATAATCTGCCACTGCTATGTATGCCATCCACTCTTTGATGGTAGCCCCGTATATCCCTGGGATGCCCAGTCGTGTAAGGTCTGCTATCTCTTTGTTATGTAGTCCAACCAAATTGCAATCTTTTGTGGCCTCAACGACAGCCTCAATTTGAGACGGCATTAAAGTCTTCACGGCCATTTTTGAGACTGGCGCAAATAACACGGTTGGTTTGTTCGTGTCTGGAGCAATAACTCTTAACTTCTTGCGACAGTATTCCAGAAACGCTGGGTTGAATCGAAACTGCATTTCATGTTTGTTTAACGTGACACCACAGTATTTGGCCCATATATCCGCTCTGTGTTCTAGGCACATTGGCGCATTTAGGTTTTCATATCTATCTGCAATTGAGACGCAGGTGTTGTAATGATTGATGTAGTCGTTGATGTTCACTGTTCTGGAATCAACTACTTCACTAAGACAGGGATGGTCTTTGGCGGCATCCATGTATTCTGGTAAACAAGCAAAAATCAAATCGGCTTCTGGACATATGGCTTTGAAGTCGGCGAATAGCATTCGTTGCATTAAAACATCGCCCAATCCTCCTTTGTCGTGCCATATGAGGATTCGATTTCGTTTGGCATAGAAGTCTCTAAGGCTCAGTGGCTTAGGCTTATAAACGGCGGCTGGTTTACGAAGATGTCCCATGCCATGATAGAGTGTGTCAATAAAAAAACCCCGGTAGGAGATTCCTACCGGGGCCTGAAATTCAAAGAATCAATTAGCTATTGCAAACGCTCTTGACCGAGACAAGAACTTGAACTGCTGTGGTTGCGCCACCAGAAACAGTATTTGCGAACTCCAACTTCGTGACCGAGAGATCACCGTGATTGAAGACCTGGGTTTCGCCAGCGCCAAGATCGAAGATTGCGTTTGCTGTGCCGTTCAGACGAACCTTGACAGCAGTGCCGCCTTGGTTAGCAATCTGTACGAACACTGCGAAGCCGCCTGTGTCTCCAAGGATGTCCACGACGTTAGCCGTGTAGGTCGATCCGTTAGTGATGGACAGGTCGTAAACCTTAGCATAGGTGTTTTCGTCCGAAACGTCGCTGTATACAGAGCCATCATCGGTAACGACTTCAATGAAGGCGTCGGCCAATGCGCACTGAGGATAAGCAAAACGCTTCCAGTAGTTGCAGTCGGTGAACTGGTCGCCGTCCTTCAACTTGCGATTTGTGTGATTTGGTCCAGCAACGTAGATTGTACGCTGAATCGAAGGACTCATTCCAGTACCCAATTGGCTATGATTCAAAGCCGAAATGGATGTTGCTGTTGCTGGGTTCAGGTCCATATTTCCCTGAGCAATGCTGTTCAAAGCTACCTTAAATACGCTCATGTTTTCTCCTAAGAGTGTATCAGAGTTGTGTGATTTCCCTAACTTCACATTAGCTATGCAGGAAGCATAAGGATTTGTCCGCTTGGGAAGAGTTTCTTGAATAGATTCTCACCAAATCCCGTTGGAATCAACGTAACGGCCCTGCCAGCAGCCGCAGCTTGATAGAATTGCTCGTTTTCAACCCCCACGACCCAACCAGCATCTTCAGTGCTTCCGTTGACTTCTGGCTGGTATCCTTTGCTTTGAATATGAGACATTGCCAGTTTGATTTGATTGCCTGTAAGTGTTTTTACAGGAGCTATGGCATTTGTAAGCAGAACGCACTTTTTGTTTTTCAGTGGTTGGTCGGCTCTAATTGGACCAAAAGGGATTTCAGATTCATTCATGAATTCCTCTATTGGATTTGATTGCATGTCACAAAGCAATTCACGAACGTAGCCAAACAAATGCTTGTTGTCTTTTAATTCCTCTCTTGTGATTATTCTCTCTTCACCTTTGAGTAAATAAGCTGAGTCTTCTCGACACGCCAAGTAAACCTTGACGCCAGGGAAAGCAGACTCCATGTAGGGTCTGAGCAACTTTAGTTGAACGATGTGTTCTTTGTTATTGCCGAAGTAAGCAATACAATAGTTGTCTTTGACTTTGGCGTACTGAGGTAAAGGTATTGGCATGAATAAAAACCATAATGAAGCCATTGCGGGAGCGAATGCGTTTCAGGCTTTTGCGAAAGAGTTTGGGCCTGATGACGTTTACACTCGCATAATTTTGGAAATTCTGTTGGAAGAACTTCTTTCTCCATCATACAAGCTAGTAACAAAATATCACGAGGAGAAGAAAGATGGCAGTAAAATCAACTGATTTGTACTTTTACCTTGGTAGAAGAGACAAGGGGGGCATCAGAATCCTCGCAAAATTTCAAGGACGACATCAATTGGCCGTGCGAGTCGATGATTTGGCACCATTGCAGTTGCCGGTTGGTTGGGAAACTCAATTAGAACAACTTGTTTTTGATTCCCGCATGTTGTGGGAGCCGTGGATTGAATCTGCCGAGACGTTTGATGATTTCAGAGCAAGTCTTAAAATCAGGGGATATTCAAACGTCCCGGTAAGCGCACAACCTGAGTTCGTGCCTGCGACAATACAGATGCCTACAGTTAATGTGTCACATCTTGCACACAAAACAACGATGTTGAGAAAAGGTCGTTAATCTTCTCGTTTGACATACATTCGATGTATGATGAAAGAGCCACTGTCAACTTCAATTAGAACATTGTGTCCATTTGCATCTGCAATGGTGCCGCCATTCTTCTTGAAGTCTCTGGCCACTTCTTCAATTTCGCCGTCTTGAGTTTCAATGCGAGAGAGAAGTCGCTTAAATGCGACCTTGGACTCTACTTGTAAGCCAATCATGTTTGGTTTTGATTTAGCATCTTGCTGATTATCCATCCACTTCTTAAAATCACTGAAGTTAAATGGTCCGAAGGGATCACCCTTTTCGTCAATCCGTTTGTTCATTATTTCCAACCCCGAAGAAGGATAAGATTTTACCTTCTTCTAAATATGTAGCATTTGTGTAGTTTGGTCCGCTTGAGCAATCGCCTGTTAAGACTTCTTGATATTTCTGGCTCCCCAGCCAGTATAAATTGCCATCAATTAAACCATGCGAAACCTCGTGCTGTGGATACATCCACAGCCCGTTTTCCAACTTTACTGCCCCTGGCCGTTCATCCTTGAACGAATCATCACAGCAAAACAACATCAGTCGTTCCACTCCGAATCGGTAGGCCAATCCTATGGCCGCACATACTGGATTGCGATAATCGTCCACTTGCCATTGCACTTCTTTCGCACCAAGCGTGGTGTAGCTCTGTTCGCCTACAGGATAGTACCTCATCTTGGTCCCTCTGTAGTTTCTCAGAAACTCATGGTTGACTCTAGGTGATGCTATGCACTTTGGTAAAACCTTTCCCCGTCTTGGCAAGTACCTCATGCACTCGTCATACGGATTGTTAACCACATAATAGTTAATGTTTCTGTTTGCAATTTCCCATTTTGCCAATGAACCATTCACGCCAATTATGGTTATATTTTTTGGTAATTGACCAAGAATCTTTTGCTTCTCTTTGAACCCGTAACCATCCGATACAATCACAACATCAGGATGGTGCGTTTGTTCTGAGTCAATCCATTGATTTCTCTGAAAACCATTTTGAACTTCGTTTTGAAGAAATGCAAAATGATCTTTAGCATCAATGGTGTTATTGATGTCAACGTATGGAACATTATTGACAATGAAATTACGGACCCACTTGTTTTGTGTAGTCAATAAATATTGATTGCCATTGGAATGTTTTTTGATTCTCATTGCTTATGCGTGCCGCTCATATAAATTGAACTTAAACTAACTTCCAACAAAGCTGCGATTTGCTTCCATGTTTTTCCGCTCAATAGTTTTTCAATATCTTATTTTTGCGCACAAGGCACAATAGCAACGCATTGAGCGTTGCCGTCATCTCCGGTTAGTCTGCTGATGTCTAAGTTGATCTTGACATCAATTGGCGCTCCTTTGTAAACCAATTCAATCTCTGGCTTATCAGGTAGTACCAATCGAATTTCTGATGGTGCGCCAATCAATTCAATAGAACTTGGAATGCCAACCACTTGGATTGAAGTAGGAATGCCGCTCGCATCAATCTTAATTGCCGGGAATGAATCCGGTACTTCCAATTTAATCGACTGTGGCAAACTAGCAGTGTCTAATATGATTGACTTAGGTAGGCTGTATGCCACCAATTCAATAAATGAAGGAATGCTATCTGCAACTATTCTGATCTCCGTAGGCAAAGGAGTGTCAGGTCCAATGATCTTAATGTCTGGAATCTTTGGAGCTTCTACTCGAATGATCTGTGGAATATCATGCAACACTCGAATATCAGGAATCTCTGGCACTCGCACAAAAATTTCTGAAGGTATGCCAACATCAGCCATTTGAACTTCAATGGGATCAAAATCACTTGATAGACCGTCATTCAATGCCGCAGACGCAGCACGGAATGCCGTAGGCCCACCACTTGGACAACTTATTGTCACCGTACATGAACAAGTTGGTGGCGTACCCCAATTGACGTTCACAGTCGGTGCAGGACCGAAACTAATTGGACCAAATGTCGGTGCAGGACCGAAACCAATTGGACCAAATGTCGGTGCAGGACCGAAACCAATTGGACCAAATGTCGGTGCAGGACCGAAACCAATTGGACCAAATGTCGGTGCAGGACCGA